TTAAACGCTTTTCTGTGTAGCAAATTAACGTTAAAATTGATTGTACTATTAGCAAAATGCGCTTCTATCAGTTGCATTAAAAAGAAACCGTGTGTCAAATCGTGATTTGAAGGATTGTAGACAACTTCAACGTCTGCGAAACTTATTAATTTTTCTAACAAATCTATATAAAGGTTTTTAGCCATTATAAAATTGTCGTACCACATTCCGTCTGTGTCTTGTGGTGTTCCTGCTGTTGTTGTTCTTCTCGTGTTGTCGGTGTGTAAAATGTCGTTTCCTGCAACAAATAATACTTTGTCTATGTTAAATCCTTTAGCTTTGTTTAAGATGCCTTGTAGTCCGTCTTTTGCACGTTTAACGGCTATCTGTGAATTATAGTCTTCGCCTGTTTCAAATGCTGTAGCAAGTTTTCCTATGTGAAGGTCGGCAATATCTATAACAAGTAAATGCGTGTCCGTGCTTTTTATTGTTTCTATTGCGTGATATTTCGGAGCGTATGCTTTAACTTCTTTTATACATTCGTCTTTTATTTGTTGGATTGCGTTTAGTTCTTCAGCTTTAAAGTTTGGGTTCTTAAAGAATAAACTTGCTTGTTTTGTTTTTAACCAACCGTGTTTTACGTCTTTGTCATCAACTCCAGCTTCGTCTGTTGCTTCTTTGATGCCCCTGTACTGCATAAGTATTTCGATTTCGTCCTGTTTAAGTCGAAACCTTGCGCTGTTATTTGCCATAAAAATTTAGATTATAGATTTAATTCCGTTTTTCCAAAGCCACGAAAGTAATAAACCTATTCCAACACCTACAAAAAGAAGGTTTAAATTTCCTTTTGGTCTGTTCTTTTTACCTTCAGCTCGTGCTTCCGCTTTTTCAACTACCTTGTCTTTGTAGATAGTTTTTACTTTTATTTTGTATTCACGTTTTAATTGTATTCGTGTTTTTGGAACGTAAACATTTTTGTATTTTATAATTGTGTCTTTTGTGCCTATAAACTTTTCCCAAACTATTGTGTCGTTTACAATAACCGGAATACTATCTAAAGTTGTAATACGAATTGTGTCGCCTGTTTCTTCGCAAACATAACCCTTCTTTATTGCTTTGTTCAAATGGTATTGAGCCGAACACGAATAAAGTAAAATGCTAGTAATTAAGATATATAGTTTTCCCATTTTTTTTGGTTGCTTTTAATACTTGTTTACGATTTTTAGAACTATAACTAACGTGAACCCAAGATGGATTTTCATCGTTTCCAAACTCCCAAATAAGTTGGTCGAACTCTAATTTGTCTTTGATAAAATTAAAACCCTTTGCGCCTATTTGTAAGTCCATTGCTTCGCCTTTTGTATGTTGTGAAGTCTTTGCACCGCCTATCATTTTATTGACTTGTAGACTGCGAAAACCCGAACTAATTTCTATCGGTATGTTTAGGTAACTTCTTAAAGGTTCAAACACGTTTTCACACAAAAGTTTTGCGGACGCAATTTGCGACTCGTTCATTTCGTTATTAAGGTTTCGTAACGTTGCTAACCCTGAAGCTTGAAACTCTTTTAATGTAACGTGTGCGCTTAAATTCATTTTAACTTGTTTAGGTTGTCTTTAACTTCTTTTGCTCGTGCAAACAATAACTTTGCGCTTTGCCAAAGGTCTATTCCTTTAACAACTTTGTAATTTTCGTTGATAGACATTATTTCAATACTTGCCAGAACCAACGCTAAAACTTTTGTAAGCATTAAAGGAACGGAAAAGAACGTTAAAATTATGTCGTTTAAAATATAAAAGTCTATAAGGTAAAACATTATAACTGTTAACTCGTATAAAAGTAATTTAGAAATAATTGCTGAAAGTTTACGTGATGTTATTTCTTGTTTTTGGTGTTTAGCTTTCCAAATACCGGTAAATGTATCTGCTAAAATTAATGCAAATAAAAGTCCAAGTATTCCGCTAATAGGTAAAAAAAACGAAAAGCAAATAGTAAGTAATTTCAATGCTTGATTTTTAGCTGTGTAAAATAATAAATAAAGTTGTAGTTTCATAATTCTTCAAGTGCTTCTGTTAAACTGAAAGTTAAGTAAAAAAACAAAGTAACTCCTGCCAAATTAATGTAGGGTTCTGTGCCTTGAAACATTAAAGAAAACGAAGTTAAAAAACCCGCTATAAAATAAGCTGTTGCTAAATAGTTACTTTTCATTTATTCTCCTTTAAGTGCTTTTAACTCATCATACAAAGCTAAGAGCTGTGCTTCTTTCTCTTGTATTAGTTCTTCGTTTGTTTTTTCAATAACATCTACAAGCTCTTCTATATAAGTCCCTTGTTCGTTATAATATCCTATTAATTGTTTCATATTAATTTATTTAAATTGTATGTATTCTGACAGCTCGTACAGACCTACCAAAGTTTTTTGTTGCTGTGTTATCAAAAGTTGCAAAGCTAAAAGTAAAATTCCAAGCAGTTGAAGCACCATTCTCAGTAGAAGTCCAATAACCTGTTGCACCTAAAGCACTAACTCCTGTAATTCTATTAATAATAGCTGCTGAATTATAACACATATTTAACTCCCAAGCTGATGGCAGATACCAATCACTAAAACCACCACCTGCAAAAAGTCTTGCAAGTCCTGCAGCATAAGCTGTAGTCGCAGCAGCTCCTGTTTGTGCTATAATTGCATTAGTATTTGTAAGACCGTCAGAAAAACTTTGTGCTGTTGCACCTATTAAAACAGACTGTTGTGCAGCGACTGTCCAAATAACACCTGTAGATAAATTAGTTAGACTTGCAATAAGAGCTTTATTTACTCCACCTTCAACAAACACTGCAACAACTACACCGCCACCAATCAAAGCTCCTATCTCTGTACCACCACCACCACCACCACTTGAGTTTATTGTTACTACTCCTGTACCACCTGCAGGTGATATTGTAACATTTGTTCCTGCAACAATTTGTGTAACTGCTCCTGCTGCACCTGAAGCGGTTATTGTTTGATTAGGAAAAGTCCCTGTAACAGTTATATTAGTTCCTGCTACTAAACTTGGTGTGGATGTGCCTGTACCACCATTCGCAAGTGCTACAATTCCTGTAACGTTATTTGCTGTTCCTGTAGTGTTTTGGTTAAGTGTAGGAATATCTGCGCCTACAATCGCTCTAAATGTTGGTACTCCTGCAGTTCCATTAGGTGCAGCTAAAATATTATTTGCAGTCTTTGAAGCATAAGGGTTAAGAGTATCTCCATAACTTGATGCTAAACTTATAACAGGTGTTGTCGTTCCTGTAGCGACTACAGGTGTTGTTGCTGAAACTGAAGATACACCGCCTGTTATTACTAAATCGCCACTACCTAAAATCGAATTACTATTTATCGTTTTTATGTTTGTGCCGCTTACTAAAGTAGGTTGTACTGTTAAGTCACCGCTTCCTAATAATGTAGTGGAATTAATGGTCTTTATGTTAGTACCACTTATTAAAGTGTTTTGCTTTGAACCTATAATATTTGCACCTGTTACCGACTTTGTCACATAACCACCTGCTCCGTCACTTTCACTAATTTCTACTAAATCAGTATTTGCTATTGCTGAACCTTTTGCGGTTAATTGACTAATTTTTAAATCTGCCATAATTTATTGTGTTATTCTGTTATTATTATTTTCTGTTATTCTTTGGTCGTTAATTTCTGTTATTCTAAATACGTTTGAATAATTACCTGCTGTAATTGTATTAGATATTGCAGTTATAGTACCTAAAGCATTGTCAGCATCTACATAGCAATTAATGTTAGCATTAGAATCTATAGCCATTAATGTATAAGTAGATGATGTTGCACCAAAAATAGGTAACCCGTTTCTATACCATTCAAAAGAAAAAGTAGGTGATGGATTGCCTGTCCAAGTTCCTGTCGTTGAAGTTAAAACACTTCCAAGTGTTGTTGTTCCACTAATAACAGGTGCAATAGTATTAGCAGGTGCTGAATATGTTTGTGCTGTTATAATATTTGAAGTTGCATTAGCACTTCCTAAAGTATTTGTTGCTGTTACAACACAAGTTATATTTTGTGCTGAATCACCAACTACTAAAGTATATGTTGAATTTGTAGCGCTTGTTATATTTGTTACACCCCTTCTCCATTGGTAAGCAAAAGTTGGTGTAGGTATTCCTATCCAAGTTCCTGTTGTTGATGAAAGTACACTACCTAAAGCCGTAGCGCCACTTATTACAGGTGCAATAGTGTTAGCAGGAAAAATAGGTACTATTGGATTTACTACACCGTCAATTACTCCTATTCCTTG